TAATATGTCCTTGTTGTTTAGATAATTTACACGTTTATTCATATTTTCTCCGATTGTTTGTTATATTATAAACTACTCTGTTAATAAAGTCAACTAAATAATGTATATAGGAGACAATTAATTATGGCAAGAGAAGACGGACCAGGTACACGACAAGGAACCCCGCCAAAAGGTAAAACAGGCACTAAATCGGCAGGACAAAATCCATTAACTAACATTCCTGAATTTGTTTCAGGCGGTATCGAAAAAATGAAAGATATCGGCCAAGACATGTTTTCAGACGTAGCAGGAGATTTAGGCTCTAAGATGCGAGGCAAAAATCTTCCTGGAAAAGGTTCTAATAATTTTGAAGCTAAAGAAAAAGCATATTTTAGTACTGAACTTGAAAATAAAGATTGGCGAGTCAAATTATCTGTTCCTCCGTCAATTGCCGCAGATGGGTTGCTGTCTCCCTTACAAGAATCTACTACAGGTGGACACATGGTTTTTCCTTATACACCTACAATTATTATTAGTCATTCAGCCGCATATAATACTGTAAGCCCTATACATAATAATTATCCGTTCTTTGCGTATCAGAACTCACAAGTGGAAGCAATGACTATTGTAGGACAATTTTATTGTCAAAATAGTGTGGAAGCACGATATTGGATGGCATGTTTGCATTATTTAAGAACAATGACTAAAATGGATTATGGTTTGAACAGCACAGGATCTCCACCACCAATTGCAAAATTAAATGGATATGGAGATTATGTTTTTAATAATGTTCCAGTTATACTACAAAACTTTACAGTTGATATGCCTAATGAAGTTGACTATATTAGCACAGCATTTACCACTGGACCAAAGTTGACAGGAGCAGACGCTCGCCAGGCTATGATGAATCCAGAAGGTGGAACAAAACTTAATTATGGTTGGGCACCAGCAGAATCACAATTTTCAATTACTGTACAACCTATATACAGTAGAGCTAAACAGTCTCAATTTAACTATACAGACTTTACTAACGGATCTAATCTTGGACAAGGATATATTTAATGAGTAGCCCATACAAAAATACACAATCGCAACTAAACGGTGCTCTTGATATTTTAACAATCAGACCTGTGCCAGCATATGCTGATGATCCGTTATATACTATTGAGCCACAGTATACACATAGACCAGATTTACTAGCTCATGATATGTACGGGTCAAACAGACTATGGTGGATATTTGCACAACGAAACTTAGACGTTATCGAGGATCCTATTTACGATATGGTTCCAGGTGTACAAATTTTTTTGCCGGACCCTAAACGTGTTAAAGAACTAATAGGAGAATAAATTTGTCTACATACCGAAAGGATCCTAAAACTGGACAAACACTAATCACTCCAGGTAATAAAGTAGATCCATTAAATAAAAACGGTAAAACATATAACGAGTTGGGTACAAAGCCTCCCAAACAACCTCCTCCGGCTGAAGGAGATCCAGAAGAAGCTAAAAAGTTTATGCGAGCCCTTGGCATGCATGGTCTTGCCGACATGTATGAAACAAACGGAGATGCGGCAGTAAAAAATCCTGGCCAGTTGCCACCTATGTTTCAGAACCATCCATTTGCTGGAGTTATTGAACAGCCAAATGTAACATCAAGTCCTACAGTTAAAATTTTAAATCCAGAGGAAATGTATCCTCAAGCACAAAATTATGGGTCACGAAGTGGCGGCGGAACAGCAACAGTTGGTGATGTTGCAAGAGTTAAGACACCACCTAAAAAAGTAGTATCTCAAATAGCACTAGAACCAGGATCATTACCTTTACCAAACGAATTAGAATCGTTTGCATCTTATAATAATATATTTTCTTTTGGCTGTCTAAGCCCGGAAGAATTAAATTTTCCAGATGACACTTATAGAAAAACTGGACTTAGAAATGGACACATGGTTCTTAAATCAGGCGGAGCATTTGATGGTACTCAAAAGCCAAGAACACATGCAGAGAAACACTACAACATAGACACACAATATTTTATAGATAATGTAGATATAGAAACTGTAATTGCACCAAACAAAAAAAGTAGAATGACTAACTTTCACAATTTAAGTTTTGAAGTTAGAGAACCATATAGTATGGGCCAACTTCTACAAACAATGCAATTAGCATCAACTAACGCAGGATATTCTAATTATTTAGAAGCACCTTGGTTACTAACAATTAATTTTGTAGGCTGGCAGGATATAGGTGAAGGCGAAGTTAACCCTCAACTATCGGCGGCCAAACGATTGTTACCTTTAAAAATTGTAAGTGTTGATTTTAATGTTGATACAGAAGGTTCAATTTATAGATTTTCTTGTAGTGCATTTAACGATGAAGCATTTATGGACGGAACACAAAACTTGCCATGTAATGTTACTATACACGGAACAGACCTTCAAGAAATTTGTCAATCAGGATTAGGAAGTTTAGCAACACAAATTAACACACACTTATTACAAAAACAAAAGTTTCAAAAAAACAAAATTGAAACGGATGAATTTGTATTTACTTTTCCATTAGATACTTCAAGTGCTTCAGCTTCAAATTTGTTAAAAAATGCTACAAATTCTGGAACAGCATACGGCACGAATAAAGCAACTGAAGGAGATGAATACCTAGTTAAAGAAGGAATTGATTATGAAGCGGCCTTTACAACGATTGATTCTCGAAAAGATAGTGCAGGATATGTAGAAGACAACAACGATTGGGCCGCTGGTAAGACTCAGCAGAAAAAAGACTATGTTAATTCATTGTTAGGTTATAGTATTAAAAGAGGTAATCTAAGCGAAACAATTAAAAAAACGTTAGCAAACAGAGATGCAGGTATTAATGCTATTGGCAGAAATAAAATTACAACTGAAATACCAACAGCATATGGAGATACTCCATTTGGCAAATCAGGATTTGCTTTAAATCCTAAAACAATGACATATTCAAAAAATGGTACACAAATTAATCCAAAACAACGCACTATACAGTTTAGAGCCGGAACACCAATACAAAGGGTCCTTGAAGAACTTGTGTTGTTAAGTGCCTTTGGTGAAACTATAATGAGAAAAGAACTTCAAGCCAAAGACGGTACTATACCTTGGTTTAGAGTTGAAGCTGATGTATATATTGTTGAAGATCAAGAAGCTGAAAAAGCACAAGGAAGAATGCCAAGAATCTATGTGTATAGAATTGTACCATATAGAGCAAATACAAGTATATTTAAACTACCTAATGATCCTCCAGCAGGATACAATAAACTAGTTGAAGATGCGGCCAAAGCATATAATTATATGTATACAGGACTTAATAAAGATATTTTAGAATTCAATATTGAATTTAATAATGCATTTTATAAATCTATAGCAACTGATTACAATAATAAAAGCGGTAACAATGATGCTTCAAATCAGTCTACAACAGAAAAAGGTACGCAACTTGAGTTAGACAACGATACTACAAATAGAACTGGTGCTAACGTAACAAACATACAAAACGATACATCACAGTCTAAATCAAACGAACTTGCTGGTGCAATGACCGAAACAGCAGAAAGAAGAATGGCTAGACAGTTTAACGAAGCTCTTGTAAATAGTGATGTTGACTTAATTACAATGACTATTAAAATTTTAGGAGATCCTTATTATATTGCAGATAGCGGAATGGGAAATTATAACTCAAGTGTAACTGAATGGACTAATGTTACTTCAGATGGAAGTATTAATCACCAGAACGGACAAGTTGATGTACTACTAAATTTTCTAACTCCTATAGATATTGACGATCAAATTGGAAATTATAAAATGGACGGTCCAGCAGTTGGAGTTTCAAACTTTAGTGGATTGTATACTGTTATTGGAGTCAATAATAACTTTTCAGGTAACTTGTTTACACAAGAACTTGAACTAGTAAAACGTCCTAATTTTGATTTAAAAGATCTAGAAGAAGCGGCGGCAAAGAAAATACTAGATGAAGAAAAAGCATATATAAAAAGACAAAATGAAGCTAGAAAATTTGGCGAAGATAGTCCTCAGTATAATTTTGCTGTAGCTGATAAAGACGGTGATGGCGTAATAAATGTTAGTGAACAACTACAAGCCAATTTAACTGCTGAAGAAGCGGCTAAGTTAGCAAATAATAAAGATAAACCAAAACCATCACAACCAAAAGTAGCTAAAAATGCACAAGTTGAATCAGATGCTAACTATCAAAGAGAAGCATTTGGAACAACAAGTAACCCAAATGCTGGTATAGATGGTGGCTATGGTCCAGATAACACAGCTAACTCTAACTCAGCTGAATTACCAGGCGATGACGGCGACTATGGAGTACAATAGAACATAATGGATCAATTAGAATCAAATAATATCAATAAACGCTCTTCGGGTGTAGGCTTTGCAAAAATGCCTCCAGGTCCTTTTCTAGCAAAAGTAGTCAATCATTTAGATCCTAAACGTCAAGGAGCATTGCGGGTACAATTATTACCTAACACAGTTAGCGGCTCAGACGATTTAGATGACGGACAATTATTTACAGCTAGATATTGCTCACCGTTTTACGGAACTACAGATGTTCGTAGTAACGGAAAAAATAACGACTATTATAATACGCAACAGAGTTATGGATTTTGGGCAGTACCACCTGATCCAGGAACTAAAGTTCTTGTTATATTTGCAGAAGGATCACCAAACCAGTGTTATTGGATAGGATGTGTTCAAGACGAATATATGAACATGATGGTTCCGGGTGGCTATCCAGCAGACAAGTCAACTAATATTGTACAAGACGGGATACTAGATGACTTCAAAGGTAAAAGTTTACCTGTAGGAGAATTTAATAAAAGTATTGGAGCTAACGCAACAGGACCTCTAGATATACGTAAAGGAAATAATCCAGATAAATTTCCAAGACCTATTAATCCTATGATGTCTTTGACACTTGCAAAGCAAGGTCTTGAACAAGATGTTATTAGAGGAACAACAACTACAAGTTCAAGACGTGACATTCCTAATACTGTTTATGGTTGGAATACTCCAGGACCTTTAGATAAACGTGACGGCAAGCCAAAAGGAAAATATGGAGATGTACGAAGTTCAGCTTATATGTTTAGAAGCAGACTAGGCGGATCTGCATTTACAATGGATGACGGAGATCCTACTATTCTTAGAAATGGAATAGCAAAAGAAAATCCCGCACTATATTATGATATTGAGAATACTCCTGATAATATTAGTAAGTCAGATGTTACATTACCGTTTAATGAACATATTAGATTACGTTCAAGAACAGGCCATCAAATTTTATTACACAACACAGAAGACTTAATTTACATTGGTAATGCAAATGGTACAGCATGGATTGAATTAACATCAAATGGTAAAATTGATGTGTATGCACAAGATAGTATTAACCTAAGAACTGAAACAGATCTTAACATAAAAGCTGATAGAGATATAAACATTGAGTCTGGTAAAGATATTAACTTTACAGCAGGACGTAATTATAAGTTAATGGTTAATAATGATAGAGATGTTAAAACAAATAAAAACGAAACTACATTTGTTGGAATGGATAAAAACGAATGGACAGGTAATAATCATACAGTTGCAGTAGGTAGCGACCAAGATATTCAAATTAAAGGAACACAGCGTTCTACTATTAGTGGAGATTATAATTTACAAGTTAGTCAAGATGGACATATTGCTATAAACGCAAACTTGCATAGTAAAGTAGTTGGCGATTATAGACAAACTGTAAATGGTGCATTCAATTTAAAAACCGCTGGTGATAACAAATTTACTAGTGGAGCAAGTACACAAATTAAAAGTACTCTTGCAAATAAATTAGATGCAGGAACATTAACTTCTATTTTAAGTGTAGGAACACATTCAGAAACTGCATCACAAATACACATGAATAGTACAGTGCCTGCAACAACAGCAGATGTTGCCGATACAGTTGGCGATGCATTTAGTTTTCCGGTAACTAATTCAGTAATAGATAATACTAGCCGAGTGCTTGATAAAGATAATGTAGTTATGAATGATGCAAGCGGAAATCCATTAAGAGTAACAGCAGATGCACTTAGAGCAAGTGTTGCAGTTGAAGCAAACAGACCAAGACGTATTCCAAGACACGAACCATGGGACGGACACGAAAACATTAATCCAGCAGGACATACTCCTAGTGCTACAGCAAGTATATTATCACCGTCACCAGAAGTTAGATTACAACAACCTCAGATTGATAAAGATAGTGATATACCTGATTACTCAGAAACATCGGGTATCTATAATGCACAAGATGCATATATCCGAGATCCAGTAACAGGTGAGCGTGTAAAAGAAACGTTTGATGCTGACAAAATTCCAACTAAAAACACAGATAATGCATCAGGTAACCAGCCAGCAGATCCTGTGCCTGTTGACGATATGCAACGGTATTTCTTAAGCGAACTTATAAAAGGTTTAGGATTAGATCCATTAACTTGGAAATCAACAAATGCTCATGCACTAGCAATGGCTTGTGCCCAAGTACAAAAAGAATGTAACTTTGAACCAAGGTCAGAAAATATGAACTATAGAGTATCAACTCTACAGCGTGTATGGCCAAATAGATTTGGCGGATCAGCAGGCAAGCGTAAAGCTGAAACACTTGTTGCAGGTGGACCACCTGCTATTGCAAACTCAGTATACGGAAATAGAATGGGCAACGGCTCTGCAGAAACAGGCGACGGATTTAGATATAGAGGTAGAGGACTTATACAAATTACAGGAACAAGTAACTATAAAAAATATGGCGGACTAGCAGGTGTTGATATTTACAACAATGCTGACATGGCAAACGATCCTACAGTTGCTACAAAAGTTGCAGTAGCATACTTAAAAAGTAAAAGTGTAGATTGGACAAGTGCAGATTTTAATGCTTTAGGTACACAGTTTAAAAAAGCAGTAGGATACGCAGATGCTGGTGGATCAAACACAGCAAGCAGAATTGGATTAGGAAAAGGATTCTATCAAAAAATCATTAATAATGAACTTACACCATTAGCAAGTTTAATCTTATCAACACCTATCGATAAAGGTGCAGGAACATCACAGGTACAGTAATGCATAAATTTGTAATAATGAAAAACAATGAACTTTTTACGTACACAAATTTTGAGGATATTCCTCTAGACTTTGATCACATAATTGAATTCAATCCTTCAGTACCCCCTGAGCCACATACTGAAGAACAACACCAAGAAATTGCACAATGGCCAGATAGATTAGAAACATTAATGGAGATAGAACGTGCCCGCAGTAACTAGAATTGGAGATGCAGATGTAGCTCACTGTTCGGGTATGACTAGAGCAGAAGGATCAGGTGATGTATTTGCAAATGGAATATCTGTAAGTAGACAGGGTGATAATAATACTTCACATTTACTACCTCCTGTACCATGTCCAAGTCATGCCGCACCAATAGCAGTAGGATCAACAACAGTTTTTACAAATGGCAAAGGAACAGGCAGAATAGGAGATGCGATATCAGGTTGTACAAGCGTAGCGGCTGGCAGTCCTAATGTTTTCGCCGGCGGATAAAATAAGGTAAATATTAATATGGCAACAGATTTATACAAAACAATTAAAATTACTCCTAAAAGGCAGTCAAAACCTCCTGTATCACAGAAGGCATACAGAGGATTCAGCACAGTTAATCCTGACAACAATTCTTTCCAACAATTTGATGTTTCATTAATTAAACAAAATTTATTAAATCATCTTAATATACGCCAAGGAGAAAAGTTATCTGATCCTAGATTTGGTTGTATTATTTGGGATGCCTTATACGAGCCATTAACATCACAACTAAAAGACGCAATTACAGAAAATGTTACAAATATTGTAAATTACGATCCAAGAACTAGAGCTACAGGAGTTCAAGTTTCGGAATACGAAAGCGGATTACAAATAGAATGTACGTTGATGTACTTAGACTACAATATTAGTGAACAACTAAGATTACAGTTTGATAAAAGCGTTGGATTGTCGTGATACAATTAACTACTAGTATTATTGTTTTCAATAAATACAGTAGAGTTTAAAGAAGGATAATCAATGTCATCAACCGACAGACAAAATAGATTGCTACTTGCAGAAGATTGGCAAAAAGTATATCAAAGTTACCGTAATGCGGAATTCCGTAGCTACGACTTTGACACACTTAGACGGGCAATGATCACCTATCTAAGACAAAATTACCCAGAAGATTTTAACGATTATGTAGATACATCAGAGTACCTTGCACTAATTGATATGATTGCATTCTTAGGTCAGAACATTAGTTATAGAGTTGACCTAAACGCAAGAGAAAACTTCTTAGAACTAGCAGAACGTAGAGAATCAGTTCTCCGTTTAGCTCGTATGCTTTCATATAATCCTAGACGTAATCAGTGTGCAAACGGACTACTTAAATTTGAGACAGTAAGCACTACAGAAAATTTAATTGACAGTAATGGCACTAACTTATCAGACCAAACTATTATCTGGAATGACCCTAGTAATGCTAACTGGTCAGAACAATTTAGGCGTGTGTTGAATTCAGCACTTCCACAAAACGGAACAGTTGGTAAGCCATCAATAACCAAAGCAATTAATGGAGTACTTACACAACAGTATAGATTTACATCTACAGGTAACGATGTTCCTATATATACTTTTAGTAAATCAGTTAACGGTTCTTCAACACAATTTGAAATT